ATGGATGGATTGTATTGACCAACCATGCCACCATTAATCTGATCTTGGCGAATCTCTTTTCTTATATGCGTACAGACAACCCTATATTCTGAATATCTATCTCCTGAGTTATCAAAATAATGATGAATATCACCATACTCTTTGAATGCCCATACCTCAAATCCATCTAATGTCAAAGGTACTTCTAAAGGTATAGCTACTATCTCTCCTGTCTTATTAGATAAGCTGTAAGAATGTCTAGGATTGTCTTTAACTTTCTTTTTATATATGCCCCAAAGCTCCATCATTTGCTCAGGGGATTCTAGTGTTCTTGGTCTACCTGCCATTATCCTTGTCTATTATATCTCTTATTATAATTCTTACTTGTTTTCAGCTTAGAGGTCTTACTCTTAGCATGAACACCTGGTCTCTTTACCTTAGGCTTTCTAGCAAACGATATGCTACTCTGTTTCTGTGCCATCTTCCTCAGTTATTTCAGTCTCAGGCTCAGGGATAGGAGGCTTAATTGCCTTGTATTTTATTACCTTAGGCTCAGATACTGTAGGCTCTTCAAACATATAGCCTAAGCCTATAGATACAAAGTACTCATATCTATTAGCATCTAGTGTAATCCTATTACCTTTGTGGGAGATCTTAGCTCCAATGTACTCATCTTTAATTTTCATCTCTTAAATTTTTTAAATCGTTTTTAATCTCTTGTATCCAATAATGAGCTGATGTTACAGGGATCTTAAAGTATTCTGCCATCGCCCTAGCTGTGCTGTATCCTTTGTCAAAATAACATTGGAACACTATCAGCTTAATCCTATCTGTAATCCTACCTCTATATGTCTCTATCACTGCCATATTATCCTGATACTGCATATCCTCTCTAATCTTATCCCATAGATCAGTATCATCATCCATTACTATAGGCATCTTACTATCTGTAGCTGTCACTCTCTCCTGTCTATTAGTTAGTGATGTAGACCATAGGATCTGCATCTTAATAGTATTGAGTAGATATGCTTTTACCTTACCTACATCAGTAACCTCTATATCTATATTACATAAATAAAGAAAACTGTTATTTATTACAGCATCGGCAGATATAGTAGACTTCATTCTTACTAGAAAATAGTTAGTATATTTCCTTATCTCTTTGTAGTGAGCTGATATGTATTGATCAAGTAAAGGTCTCATACCATTGTCTAAAATCCTTATACCAAATCTTCCTCCTCACACTACTACAAAAGCATTCTTTCTCATAAATGCCTGTCACTCTTAACTTTATTGCCTTGAGTTTTACTAGATGAATCTTATAGGATTGCTCTTTCTCAGGTAGACTAGCCACCTCTTCTATTATTACTTGCTCAGCTTCAGTAAACATTCCTGTAATATAAACGATAGAGCTACAATAGTTGCTTCAATAAAGGACCAGGTGCAGATTAATGTTAGCCAAAAAGATACGCATTTCATACAGGTAGCAGATGAATGTAGATACATTGCTAGAATGCTAGGCTTGAATTTGCTATAGATTGAGTCTATTAGTAGTTGTAATGGCTCAAAGTTTACTAGAAACCATGACACAGCGATATAAGTTATTATTGTCATGGGTGTAAAAATAACAAAGGCAGCCATAAGACTGCCATAAAGTTATTAGTTTTTAAGATAATTTTTCCACCATTTGAGATAGAACTGCTCATTCACAGCCTTTACCATTGGTGAATCTCCAAATGGAGCAGTAAGAGACTCCTATATCCTCAGCATAATGGCTGAGCTTATATCTGTTGGTGAGCTTAGACTTAGTCTCTTCAATCATAAAGTCTTTTAAGCTCTGCCCTTTAGAAAGGGAGATCATCTCCAGGTTGATCAGGTACATGAGCAGGAGCTACTGCAGCTGCAGTTAATAGTTCTATTTTCCATAGCTCTAAAGAGTTAAAGTGCTTATCCTGCCACTCTCTACCTCTCAGATTGAATGATGCTTCTACCTCTTCACCTACTCTGCAGCCATCTAGTAGAGATGTTTTATCTCCTGTAGCCTGTAGGCTGATGTGTTGGGGATATTTACCATCCTCTACTGTTATTACTACTTCTCTCTTAGAGAATTTCTCAGTAACTTGTACTGTCTCGCCTATCACTTTGATAAGTCCTTTTACTTTGTAATCATTCATATTATAGTTGTTATTAATTTATATACTCCGATAAGTGCGAATCCATAGACTACTAGTGCTAGGATTATTGCTAGTGTTTTTTCTTTCATCATTTGTTATTAAGTCTATTAATATATGTTACATAGTACTCAGTGCAGTAATGCAGTCTGACCTTAATCTCCTCCTCAAGCTCCAAGTCTCTCTCAAATAGTATACTAGTGATTCTCTTAGATGCATCTATATGATCTACCTGATGAAGCGATAAGTTCTCCCACTCATTGAGTAGTGATGGATCTGTAGAGACCATGCAATAGACTAGACTAGCATATTGTTTATTATATAACATAAGGTAAGCACGAAGCTGCCACTCATAATCTTTATTAATACCCTCTTCTAAAGTAGCAGGGAACGTTTCTAAGGACCATGAGGTCTTAATGTCTATGATTCGGTCATCTAGTACTATATCAGCTTCACCTGTGAGCCATTCATTAGTCAGTCTCTCAGTGTTCTTAGAGTAGTTAGTAAAGTGTACAGTGTTGAATAGAGCAATGGAATCATTCTCTTGCATATTACCTTTATTGATATACTTGTTATTCAGCTCTACATTGTAGCCATAGAAATCCTGTTTAGCTACACCTCTGATGTAGGTCTTAGTAGTCTCAGATAGCACCTCAGACTTAGTCCGAGATGCTGTCATTAGTTTTCCTAGTGAAGATGGATGCCATTTCATTAGTATCTTAGGCTTATTTTGTTTCTACTTTTGTAATTATATATATCTTCAATTAGTTTTTTACATTCTTGTCTATCAGCACAATCTTTCATACTAACTGGCTGAACTTTCAACTTATGTAAAAATTCATTAAAATCAAATTTATCATTACTAAATAATGCAAGAATAGATCCTACAAAAACAGTTTTATTATAACCTGCATAATATGGTTTTACCATTCGTATTTTGTTAGCCCAAACTTGAGCTAAATCAAAATTTCTACCTATCCATGAACCTTCTTCAAAAACTTCTTTTATAGTACTAACGTTGACTCTATTTGCCCTATATTTTTGAGATGATGTAAAACTTGCAGAACTTGATAGATTTGAACACATTGAAATACAATCACTAAATGTAAAATCAGTATTTTTTAACACAAATTCTTTTAGTTTAATATAAGATTCAATTCCCATATTAGCATATCCATCCATAAAATCTTTTTTACTCCAATTCTTTTGATTAAGATTTAAAGTGTGAACTTCAGAAAGTGAATACCCTTTAACAATTATATAATAAACAAATGATTTAGCTTCTTTAGCAGCCATTAATCTATGCTGTCCATCAATTACTTCCATTCTTTCATTTACTAAAATAGGATTGCATTTCATTCCATTAATACGAATTGAATCAGCTAATCGCCTAATATGTTGTGGATTTGGAACTCTGTTACCATCAATGTTTTTAAAAATTGATAGGTTACTTGTTTGGTAAACTTTGTTTACTTCATTGTTGTTTTGCACTTGGCTACTATTATTCGCCATTGGTGCTGTGGTCATGTTAAACATATATTTATTTATTTATTGGTTACTAATTATAAAAGCAATAATGCCTTAGTTTGTAAATCCGTTAGCTCAAATGCCTCCTTAAGCTGAGGTATTGTATACTTACCATTCTGAATAGCTAGTAATGCCTCCTCAAATCTTTGAGTAGTGATTGCAGGCTTAGTTGCCTTAACAGCTACACTAGCCATGTTAGCATCATCATCTACTGATTGTAAGCATAAGATACTGCTGAGAGTATATCTTCTAAAGTAAGTCACAGCAGATCCGACTTGCTGAGGATTAAGTCCAGCAGGTAGCTCCATGCATGACTCTATAGACTCATTAGAATCTATACAGATAATCTGAGTACATACTGAATTACCTTGAATAGGTTGTAATAATAGTAGACCATTCTCTAATAGAATAGGCTCAACCGCCTCAGTAATAGCATTGATGTCAGAGTATGACTTTTTAAAGTGAGGATTGGTAGCATTCTTAGCTACTTTGCCGATTGACTGCTTAGCTTTGTGTAGCTTTTGGTGCAGAGTTAGTACAGGTGCTGATACTACAGCTTTTGTTTTTGTTTCCATTGTGTATAAAATTAAATTATTTCAACAAAGATAATCAATTAATTTATATCTGCAATAGATTTTTAATTATTTTTTCTAATACTCTCACTACTATACTATTTCCTGCTTGTTTGTATGCTTGACTATCAGATACAGGCCAAGTAAAAGTATCAGGAAAGTCCATAAGTCGAAAGCATTCTCTAGGTGTTAACCTTCTAATTTTACTTCTACAAGGCATTAATGTTTTCGTAAGATGTGGTGTGCTTCCGTGAGTACCTTCCGGAATAGTTCCAATTATTCCATTTGAATCATAAAAACAATCCTGTTGATGCTTTCCATATGTTGTTTTTTGAATAATACCCTGATTGCACCCTGTATCTAAAGTCTGAGCTACACCTTTTCCTACTCTACCTCTTCTAGTTTCACTATTAGGCACACTAAAATTAATACTATCACCCTCAAAAGCCTCCTCATATCCTTTGGATGTTGCCGATTTGACTCTAAAACATGATACATCACCTCCTACTTTTACACATGGAGCTTCATCTCTATTTATATCTATTGGCTTTGCTTCTTGAAATTTAGTTGTTAATACAAAATTCATCATCTTCTCACTCAAAAAATACTTATCATCTACCTCCTCCTCTAGCACATCCTTAAGTCTTTTACTTAAATGCTCTTCAGCAGGGAATCTAAAATTGTTATCCTTATCATCTCTAATGCCTATTAAAAAGACTCTCTCTCTATTCTGAGGTACTCCATGATGCTTAGCATTCAATACTTGCCAATACAAATGGTAAGGTAAAGCATTATCATAAGGAAATAATATAGGCAATCCATTAACTGACCTACCTCCTAACATATTGATCCACTCTTG